GGGCGGATAAATCATTTCTTTATTATTGCCTCCAGGTGCTACCTGCCCCTGCCATTTGATATTACGAGGTAACTTAAGTTCACAGGTGTCGGTAAGGCTTCCTATATCTTCTACAATGTTACACTCGGCTACCGAATTGAATTGCCAGCGGGCACTACCCGTATCAATAGTTATTCTACTTACTAATCTTAACATACTCGTCTTGTTGTATTTGTTTGATTTCGTAAGGCTCATCAGAAAGCATTTGTATCTGTACGCTTTGGCGATTGCTATGGGTTTCCTGTTGCAAAGAAAAGGAGGTAACCACGGCTGATTTAATTCCGAAAGCATATAGGAAATCACTCTCCACCTCTACCGCTTCGGGGGTTGTAAGGAGCTTTCTAAGGGTCTCCAACTGACTTAGTGGATAGTCCTGCTTGGGTAGGAGAAACTCCTCATCCGCCTGTTCGCTTGGCTCTCCCTCGTAATCAGTTAGGGCTATATCCAAGGTAATCCCATAGTCGCCATTACTGATATACTCCTTTATAGTGCCGTCACGCCCCTGTAGAGGTGTGGTTACGATGTTGCGTTCTTGAGTAACCGATATAATCACCTCTTGAAAAAGCAGACTGTAGCGCTCGCCCTCATAGTGGGTACTCATCCTAAGGGAAGTCAGCCATGGTCGATTCTCCAAGTCTTCTATTGAGGAAAAAGTACCGTCAAACTCTTTTACCTCTAAGTGCCTACTTGTTTGCATGCCTAAGCGGAAAGCAAGATTAACGGCTGCCGTCTTGGCTATGGTTAGGGGTTGGGGTTGAAAGCTAAAGTCTATCATCGTTATTATAGGTTATCTTATAAAATCGCCCGTGCGGCTCGCACTTGCCCTCCTATCCACCTGCAAAGTCGGCTGTAGCTGTAAGGAGAATCTCTCTTACGGCCTGTAGGAGCTGTTGCCTGTCGAAGCCTCTATCAGCATTCATATAGATATTAAAGTTGTCCATCATCTTACCAATGGTTAGGTTACGCACCTTGTTTTCGCTCTTGCCTTTGTCGCCACCGACTCCCGTGCTGTTCATAGTTTTTTGGGTAGCCACACCTCCTACAGTAGGCACGGTAGGTTGGTTTTTCTTCAGATCAAAGCTATCACTCTCTACAAGGGTCACCTCTTGGGGTTTGTCGTCCTTTTGGGTCTTAGCCTTTTCCTCTTCGGAGACCAAATCCATATTCTTACGGAACTCCTCTACACTTCCAGAGGCATTGGCCGCCCACTCCCAACCTGTAAGCTCTGCCACCCAACCGAGTATCTTCTGCAAAGGCGCCATAATTACATCCAAAAGCACCAAACCAATACGCTTAAACCCCGCTAAGATACCTTCTGACTTAAAGGCCTCTACAATACTATCCCAATGCCGCTTAATCATCGTAAAGGCACTGATAAGCATACCTATAGGGCCTAAGAGGAGCAACATAGTAGAGCCAAAGTTGTCAAAATAGTTTGTTGCCGTTACTACATAGCCTATAAGTAGTGCAATGGCGCTTACTACCAATAGGATAGGGTTCATATTCATGATAGCATTCAGAATCCCTTGTGCCACAGCCATAGCTTTGGTGGCCGCCGAACATATATTTGTCCATAGGGTAGCTCGCTTTTGGGCATCGGCTAGGAAAACAAACCCCTTGTAGACGCCTACCAATAAAGGGGCAAAATTGGTCAAGTCTTTTGCTATATCACTCAGGGCACTAGCATAGCCAAATATTCCATTGGTAGCATTGAAAATAGAAATCTTAAAATCCTCTACCTGCCTGGTAAGGCGATTGTTTTTCTCCTCTGTGGTCTCCATAATTACTCCTGCCTGCTCTATGGCCGAGTTGGTACCCACTATTTGTTGGGTCATGGCCTCCGCCTGGTCTGCCGTATTGATAAGAGCAATGGCGGCGGCCATATTCTCTTTACCAAATACCTTGGTCATTAGGGCAGTGTCACCTTGTATCTTGCGCAAAGTCTTGAGGCGTTCGTGTAGGGGTATGCTACTATCGGCTAAGTAATCGGTACTGATCCCTACTTCTCTTAGTCCATCGGCAGCGAGTTTGGAGGTAAAGCGACCCTCTGAAAGAGTAGTCAGTACGTTACGCAGGGCAACCCCTCCCTCGCTACCTTTCTTACCCGCTTGGTCAAGCAGCTGGATATAGGCATTGGTCTCGGCAAACGATAAACCAGTAGTCTTAGCTACCATACCGACTTGTTCCAAAGCTTGCTTGATTTGCGGTAATTCAGCCGACCCATTTTGGGCAGCAGCGGACATCACATTCATCATCTCGGTCATTATCTTAGCGGCCTTGATAGGATCTTCCATACTCACCCCAAACTGGTTTAGGGAGGTGTTGAGTACATCGGTAGCCGCTATGGTGTCACCACCCATTTGTTTGGAGAGGATATTTACATTCTCCCCCATGAGCTTCATCGCTTCGCTATTCTTGGCGATGTCTGGGCTAAGCTGTGAAAGCATCATCTTGTAGGCCTCTACATTATCCACGGCCGAGGTGCCAAAGGTTTTAGCGGTGTCACGAGCGGCCATTTCTATAGCCTTGAGGCCATCACCTGTAACGCCCGTAATAGCCGAGAGTTCAGCGAGGTTTTTTTCAAGCGCCATACCAGGGGCGTATAAGTCTTTTACGGCCGTCGTTGCCCTATCGGTGAGGTTTAGGAAACTCTCAAGGTTGATTTTAGTAAGTTTGGTGCTCTCCTTGACCGTTTTGCTTACCCCTTCTATGGCCCTCGTGGTGTTTTCAGAAAAGGTGTTTAGGGTTTGATTGATTTGGGTAATCTCCGCCTGTAGTATATCCATATTTTTAAACAAGGCTACAAATACAGCAGAGACTTGATTATCCCCTACAATATTGAAATTTATACCGAAATTAAATGTATTATCCATTTCTTTTTTGTAACTTTGCCTTGTTAAACTTATACTACTATGAAAACACTTTTTTGGCTCACTTATCCATTGTCTTTTATTGTATTTGTCATAAGCTCTATCCTATGGCATTTCTTTGAGGTAGGAGGCGTATGTCTTTATCTAAGTTTCAGCATCTTCTTATTCTGTATAATCCTTAGAGAGATTTACTCGGAAGAACTTGACTTCCCCCATAAGGGAACACCTAGGCATCCTTAGCCCTTGAACAATGCCTTGAACAGTTCCGCTTGATTCTGCATCCGCCAGTGCTCCAGCCATAGGGCTTGGGCATAGAGTTTGCACCACTCACTCGCTTGTAGCTCATAGGGATCTACCCCAAAGTTGGCTCGTATGAGTGCCTCCACTTTCCACTCTTCTTTGTCGCTTGGCTCGGTGCTATCTGCACCTGTTGATAACAACGAGCCTACAAGTTTTTTGCTGTTGCCTTCGTTCTTTGTACTCTTAGCATGAGGGCTTCTACGGCCTTGAGCTTGAGCATATCACGCCCTTCGATAGCCTTGTCGGCTTTCACTACATAGTTTAGGTAGGCTACTTGAGCAGCTTTTACCTCATCGGTTTTGGAAATCTTTGTCATCGCTTCCAAGTGCTTAAAGGTAGGCTCCTTGAAGATTACTTGGTGGGTCTGTCCGTCTGCTTCTACCTCTACGAGTACCAACTCGCCGTGTTCCTCTTTAAGGGTTTGTATTTCTGCCATACTAAACCCACAAATGGTTTCTTCTTTAGGGCTATTGTCTTCTACAAATGTGTATGTTTCTTCCATGATTAAATAAGATTTAAGAGTTATAGAATTTAAGGAATTAAACAGACTTGTCTACCACATGGCTTACAATGAGTTCTAATTCTATTTCCTTGTGCATATCGCCCTCTTTCCACTCAAAAGCTGTTTTTTGGAACTCACAATTTTTTAAAACATGAGTTACTAAAGGCTGGTTGTCGGGCTGATAGTTTATGGTAATAGAGAAAGGAGCAATACGATGTAATTGCCCTTTAGGAGCTTTGGCTTTCAGTGCCATTACAGTAGCCGAGAGCAAGGTAATAGAAGCGGTAGTTTTTACTCTACCATAACCACGGCTCACGGGGTGGCGCCCTGCTCCATATACATTCTCCTTCTCTTGGCTCTCCTCGTACTTAATAGCCACGATACCTGTTACAGGTACGCCACCTATGGTACAGATAATATCTGCCCAGCCGTATTCTCTTCCGTTGATAAGAGGTTCGTATTCTAACATAGTTTATAGGTTTTAGGGGTTAGACTGATAGGGCAAAGCCGATAGCTACTTCTATCTCTCGCATGGTGCCTACGGGTACAATCTTGAGTACTACCTCCAACTTGGAGGTTTGCAGAATGCGCTGACGTGGGTTGATATAGACTTTGTATCCACTGAGTTCTCCGTTGCGCTTCATTGCATCCAAAGGCTCCTCACAAAGGGCATTGATAGCCGACACAGTAGCCGTTTGCAGGTTACCCGTATCAGGGTCTATATAGGCAGGCCCTGAGACCTTGGCCACCAACACGCGGTTCAGTTCACGAATCGCCTTGTCAATGGTGCGGTTGTTCTCTATATAGGCAAAGTCACTGGTGGCAGCCGTAGCCGTGAAGCTATCATTGAAGTACGTACCCGCATTGCCTGCATATTGAGTAAGGAAGATATACCCTTTGCTATGCAAGGCTTCCACCTGTGCAGGGGTGAGAGCGCTGAGCTTGGTGCCATCGGCAAAGGCGGGCACGTCCAATTCAAGGGCACGCAGCACATCGCCTGTTAGGCCTTTGTTATAGGCAATACTCACTAAGTTCTGCTTCTCTACCCATGCAATACTCTCGTGTACTTGGGCTTTGGACAAGGCCCCAAGGGCAGCCCCAATGCAACTGACCGAAGGAGTAGTTTCGGTGATATAGGCACCTCGCCCTGCACCATCTTGACCAATTACCACGCTGACCAATTCTGCGTTTTTGGTATGCAAATCGGGCAAGTTGGCTACATCCTCTGTTTTGAGCTTAAAGCTATAAAGTATGCTCAATGGGGTGATACGTTTGGCCAAGTCTTTGGCTATGGTGTTCAGCTTTGAAAGCGCATTGTCCAAACCCGACAACTCGGTTTTGAAGTCGCACACGGCCACTTGGCGGAGCTTGCCCTGTGCAAAGGCTTGCAAAGTCTTTACCTCTGTATAGTTGCCGTCGGAGCTTGCTACAGACTGCACATAGAGCTTTGCCCCCTCATTGATACGAAAAAACTCAGTGATATGATAGTGCAATACGGGGTTTGTATTTGGGAAAATCCCCTTACCATTGAGTTCCTCTACTGAAAGCAATAAGGTAGGGGCAACGGCCGTTTCTCCATAGACGATAAGTCCAGAGATATGATCTTCACCCGTGAGTTCACGCCCTAAGCCTCCGTTTTTTCTGATAAATTTTACTCCGTTCATTCCCTTAGCGTTTATTAGGATCTACTCTTTTTCCAGTTTTATCTGATTCGTCCAAAGTATCCACCTTGTCCGATTCGTCTGATTCGTCACTTGTCACTTGTCGTTCGTCACTAGCCACTACCTTTTTTACCTCTTGGTTTTTGAGGGTGAGGGCATGGTTTTGTGCGCCGTTCTCGGTGTAGAAGTATTTGCCGTCGGCCGTTTTGTAGGCTACATCAAGCCCTGGATTATCTTTAAATATATTGTCCATGATATTTGTTATTAGTCGTTAGTCACTCGTCACTAAATAAGTGCTGCGATGTACTTATTTTCCAAAGGTACCGCTATAAAATAGTGGCGATAGGCCAATAGGTTTGCTTGATTGGTCGGATCCTGCTTTGCCTCGGAGTAGTACTGTTTGGTAAGCCCTGTTTTCTTTCTCACTGCTGGTACAACAAAAGCTACAGAAGCGGGTTTATCGCTGCTGGTAGGCACCTGGTCAAAGGCGATTTTCTGACCTGCGCTGCTATAGTAGGGGTGCTGTTCGTAGGTTTTGATTTCAAAGCCTGCAATCACAGGAGACACCTGTCCTTGGCGATAGTTGATTAGTTGGTCACCGAAACGCTCTCTATCCTTGAGTAAGGCGTTGTAGTGGTCAAAGCACAACACCAAGCGGCGTCCTGCCAATGGCCAACCTGCCTTGTCACATTTAGCCTTGAGGGCTACTAGGTCATTGTAGGTACATTCTGTTCCTGCAAGGGTGAGCACAGGAGTAGCCGCAGTGTTCTGTGTAGGGGCAAGTGCATGTATCGCCTTACCATACTTGCGTACACTGATTTCGTTGGTTTGTGCACGAGTTACTGCGTCTATCTTGTCATAGCTTGAACCAATAGTTTGGTCATCGGTAACCTTAGTAGGCTTGGTTTGATACTTATCCAAGCGGACAGTAACCTCGTTTTCAGTGTAGCTTTGTACTAACAAAGGATAAGTACTGTTGTTGATAAGTACATCGGGTTTGAACTCGGTAGTAGGGATATGGATCACATTGTTTTCACCCATTTCCATTACATCACCGTCCAATTCTTGTACGCCGTCCAAAAAGTCGGCTGTACCCCCTTGGGAGAGCGTTTGGTGTACACGTTTCTCCCATATTTCTGGAAAATTCATTGCCATTGTATATCTGTTTAATTAGGTTTTAAATAAGGTTTAAATTAGTCTATAGTCACTAAATTGTTGCTATCAATTTTTGATAGGCTTCAGGGTTTCCATTTTTGAAAGCTAATTTCTCATCCAAGGAGAGTTTTTGAAAGTCCTCCATAGTGGCTACTCCTGTTACCCCTGTAGGGGTAGTAACTCCACTGGAGAAAGTCTTCTTAGCGGGGATCCCCTCCAGTGTAGCCTTGGCCAATTCAAAGTTCTGCGCGGCCAAGTCTGCAAAGGTTTGCCGCTTGTCGGCTGTGATTTTGCCACTCTTGATAGCCTCGTCAAGCATTTGTGCTGTGAGGGCTTCTCTTTGGGCTTTTTCTTTGGCTACATAGGCTGCTACTTGCTCTTCGGATAGGGATAGCTTTTCCTTGAGTGTGTCTCTGTCCTTAGATAGAGCCAGTATAGCCGTTTCAATCTCTTCGGCTGATAGTTCCTTGCAGCTGGCATTCATGCCCAAAGCTACCAAGGCCAATTGTGTAAGTTGTATCTTCATATCTACTGTGTTAATAGGGTTTGTTGGGTTTGTTTTTGAAAAAGACAAGCAAAGTTCCTTGATCTGCTCCTCGGAGACCTCTACTCCGTCCATCTGTAGGCGTAAAGCATTGGCATTGCTGGGTATGGCTACTATAGAAGCCTCAAAGAGGGAACATTTTTTAAGGACAACAGCCCCTCCCTCATAGGCTAAGTCCTTTTTATGAAAAGCAATGCCCATACTTGCCCCACGGATGACACCTCTTTCCACCTTACCTGCTATCATTTTAGCGTTTTCGTCCTGCATATCAAAGAGAGGTTCAGCAAAGAGTTTCCCCTCCTCTAAGACAACATTCTGCCAAGAGCCGATGACACTATGGTTATTCTGATTGTGTCCGTCCAACATTACGGGGTTGGCCAAGAATCGCTCTAAGCTGACACCAGCCGATAGTATGTGAAAGCCATAGGAGTTGGCTACCTTTTCATCATTGAGTACAAATCTGGGCATTTTCTTTTCGTTTTATGAGTTTGCCTGCTAACTGGGCGCAAAATTAAGGTGGCTTTTTTGCCTTTGCAAAAAGTAGTGCAAGCATGGCACACTATTGTGTTATTGTGGCACAATGTTGTGCCATCTTTACACTATCTTTTGTTTTTCTGCATCTCAATTCCCAATTTTGCATTCTATTTATGATATTATGGCAAAAACAAAAGACGCTGTTCGTATCAAGGCAGAACAGTATTATATTGAAAATATTGAGGTTACCCAATCGGAAGTGGCGGAGCTCTATGGAGTACGTCCAGCCACTATTGGTGAGTGGGTTAAGAAGTATGATTGGGAAGACAAGCGGTTGAGTTTCCATGCCTCTCCTACCATTATTAAGCAGAAGTTACAAGCTGAAACTATTAGAGTAATGAACGGACAAGAGCCTACTTTTTCGGCTTCTGATGTGGGTAAGTTAATGGCAGCCTTAGATAGGTGCGAAACGCAGGCAGACCCTACAACTGTATATAAGGTATTGAAGGAGCTGGATATGTTTATATCACAACAAGACGCTGAGTTTGCGACTCAATGTACTAAATACCACAAACAATTCTTACAACTAAAAGTAAAAAATGAGCAAGAAGGATAAAATATATGCTAAACTCTTAGCTGATTACGATAAGCATTGCCTGCTAATAGCTAAGGCTACTTCGGTGAACATACACGAATCAGCCAAAGAGAAAGCCGCTCGTATTAAGAACTTAGAGACCGATTATGTGCGCTGGTTTGAGTACTACTTTCCCAGCTATGCTAAGTGTAAATGTGCATGGTTTCACGCTAAGTTGGCTAAGCTGATAGTAGGCAATAAACGCCTACGCTTACTCTCTGAGATGTATCGTTCAGCAGGAAAGTCTGTACATATAGATATGGGAATACCGTTGTACTTGTACTTTGCAAAGAATGATTTGCGATTTATGCTCTTGGTAGGAGAAACAGAGCCCAAGGCTAAGAAACTCCTTTCGGGCATACAGGCACAGCTGGAGCATAATAACCGCTTGCAGAATGATTACGGAAAGCGTGCTTCAGTGGGTGATTGGTCTGATGGCTCTTTTGTAACCTCCGATGGAGTACGCTTTATGTCCATAGGTTTCGGGCAAAACCCACGAGGAGCACGAGAACAATCCGAACGCCCCGACTATATCGTGGTGGATGATGTGGATAGCAAGAAGTCTATCCATAACGATAGAATCATGCGTGAGAGTGTGGACTATATCACCGAAGATGTATGGGGGTGCTTTGATAGCGAGGATAATGCTACAGAACGCTTTGTATTTGCCAATAACAACTTTCACAAAAACTCAATAACGAATCGCCTTAAAACTTATTTTAATGAGGTGATTAATACCCCACAAGAAGAGCAGAACTACGAAAGTAATATCGCTCAAGGTCGCACCTTGTTTAAAATACTTACGGTGTGTGCAGTGAAAAACTTACAAGATTTTACTCCCGAATGGCCTGAAAAGACATCGGCAGAGTACTGGCGTAATAAGTTTAAGAGTATGCCTTACCGCTCCTTTATGCGTGAGTATATGCACACCCACATAGAAGACGGGGCTATTTTTAAGTATGAGGATATACAGTACAAAAAGGCTTTACCGCTTTCCAAGTATGATAATCTATGCTTTTACGGCGACTTGTCCTATAAGGAAAATGCCGACTATAAAGCGCTGATTTTGGTAGGAAATGTAGGCAAGGAGTTCCATATTCTCTTGTGCTATATGCAGCAAAAAAGCCGTGCCCATTGTGCCAAATGGCTCTATGACCAGTACGAGCGTTTCCACTTAGACCGATACAATGTACGTTATATGATTGAGGGGCTGTTTGCCATGGACGAGTTTGTGAGCGATTTTGATAATGAGGGCGACAAGCGGGGTTACTATATTCCTATCGTAGCCGACAAACGCAGTAAGACAGACAAGTTTGACCGTATAGAGAGCCTTTCGGGCTACTTTGAGCGCAAAAATGTGTGGTTCAATAGCGAGCAGAAAGACGCAGATATGCAGGTGCTTATTGACCAGTTCTTAGCCTTTGAAAAGGGTTCGGGTGCCCACGACGACGGCCCTGATGCCGTACACGGAGCTTTTAAATGGCTCGTGGGGCGCAACAGACAAAGTAGTAACCAATACGCCTTCGGGGCAAGAGTAAATAACCATTATTAGCGGGTAGCACCCGCGGGCAATAGAATAAGCTATGTTCATTAGAAAAGAAGATTTAAAGAATAATATCTACTCCTACCAAGTGGAGCAGATCACCGAAGGGGACGACACTATCGTTCTGCAAGCCTTAGACACGGCTGAGCAGGAAGTCAAGTCCTACTTTTATACCAATGATAAAAAAGAGTACCTCGACGGACGTCCCAGGTATGATGTGGAGGCTATTTTTAGCCAACGTGGAGACGATAGAAATGCCTTAGTGGTGAGCCTCTGCCTTTCGGTAGCCAAGTGGTATATCGTGGATTTGTGCAATGTCGATATTATCTATGACCATGCCAAAGAGCGATACGATAGGGCAATAGAGTACCTGAAACGCCTTGCCAAGGGAGAAGTCAATATTTCCTCCTTGCCTATCCTCCCTCGTACAGAGGAAAGTGAACGGCAAACTATTCCTTTCCTCTTTGGCTCTCGTAAAAAGTTTAACCACGATTAGTCATTAGTCATTAACATGAAAGATATACTTACCAACACAGATTATGACCTCGTTATAGCCCAAGGGGACTTCTTTGTCGGAGAAAGTGCCGCTCAACATGTGGAGTTTCTTTTTCTCTCCAAACAAGGCGAATGGAAAGAATCCCCCCTTACTGGGTGCTATATCCAGCGCGCCCAAAATGGTAGTGTCTCCCGCTCCTTGGACAGGCATATACGTATCCAACTCGAAGCGGACGGATTCGCTATTGAAAAACTACAACTCACAGAAAAAGGCGTTAATGTAAAAGGAAAATATAAGCAATGAAACCCGATAAGAACTATAAGAAAAAAGCCCCTTCCACTTCAGGAAGGAAAGGGGGAAACTCCCTTCAACCTACTCGTAACATTGTTCCCAAGGCAATGGCACGTACTCGTGCTGATGTGCTCACCTGGAAGAGTGCCCTGGCTATGGCCGAGAATATAGATAACCCTAAGCTATATCCTTACTACAATTTGGTAAAGGATATGCTCCTTGACGCCCATACAACCTCACAAATCAAAAATCGCAAACTAAAGACGCTATCGGCTAACTTCTCCATAAAGAAAGCCAATGGGGAGACCCACACCGAGCTGACAAGCCAATTGCAGAAGTCTGTATGGTTTGGTGATATTATCGGGCACATTTTGGACAGTGAGTACTTTGGCTATACCCTTATTGAATTTAATCGGGGTGATGATAATAGTGTAGAGGTGGCTCTTATACCTAGGCAAAATGTAATACCTCAAAAGGGTATTGTCCTAAAAGATTACACCGATGATAGAGGCTTAGACTATATGAACGTCTCTGAGTACGGAACGTGGTTGTTAGACTTTGGCAAATCGGGCGACTTAGGGCTTATCAATCAAGCAATACCACATATACTCTTTAGTCGTTTTGCCCAAAGCTGCTGGTCGGAGTTGTGCGAGATATATGGCATACCTCCCCGTGTAATGAAGACAAACACCCGCGACCGCCAAGCCATCGCACGTGCCGAGAAGATGATGACCGATATGGGGGCTGCCGCTTGGTTTATCATTGACGAAACCGAGCAATTCGAGTGGGCTACTAATGGGGTACCCGCTACAGGAGAAGTGTATGACGGGCTAATCAATCGTTGCGAAAATAGCATCTCTCTGCTCATTTCGGGGGCTATTATAGGGCAGGATACCAAATATGGAAGTAGAGGTAAAGAAATAAGCTCACAGGATATACTACAGGATTTGGTAGATGCCGACCAAACGATGGTAGAGCAGTATATGAACGACAAAGTGCTCCCCGCCCTCTATGCCATTGGGGTACTCCCTGAGGAGGGCTTATCGCTCGTGTATGACCAAGCGGAGGACTTAGGCGAGCTATGGACACGTACCAAGGAAATACTGCCCTATAAAGAAGTCTCTGATGATTGGATTAAAGAGAAATTTGGTATTGAAGTAATAGGGAACAAAGCACCTACTACACCTCAAAAGCTCTCTTTAGATTTTTTCGACTAAGCCCCGATAGGGTTACAGACCTCTATTTCGGGGCTATGCACCAAAGTCTAAGTCTGCAATATGCGCCCTGTGATTGTGAGGCATGCCAAAGTGCAAGGTTATCAAGCGAACAAGAGCCTCCAAAGAAGCCCTTAGACCTTACCAAAGTAGCGAAAAAGGCGTTTGACTATTTGCACAAAAAAAGCACCTACAAGCCTGAAGACTTAACCAAGTACAAAGCCTACCGAGACCTTATCACGGCTACCTCTGAAGTGTTTAACACTGCTATCCCACATGAAGTGCCAGAGGAAATGAGAGCCTATTTAGAGCGTGATGTATTTATCTTTTCGGGGCTAAAAACCCATACGCAACTAACGGAGGCGCGTTCTAAACTCAAAGATGAGCAGGGTAACATACGCCCTTATCATCTCTTTGAAAAGGAGATACTGAAGCTCAATGATACCTACAATCGTAACTACTTAGAAGCAGAGTACCAATTCGCCATACAGAGTGCTCAAAGTGCCGCTAATTGGGCAAACCTGCAAGAGGATACAAGTAGGTATTGGCTCGAATATCGTACCGCAGGCGATGAGCGAGTAAGGCAAAGCCATGCAGCTTTGGCTGGAATCTGTTTGCCTAAAGATGATGCCTTTTGGACAGAATATTACCCGCCCAATGGTTGGCGTTGCCGTTGTACCGCTGTGGAAGTCTTGGCACGAGAAAACACCAAAAGCAACCCCGAAACTGCCAAAAAGGCAGGAGAAGAAGCGACTACTCAGATAGGTAAGAGTGGTAAGAATAAATTGGAGATGTTTCGCTTTAACCCAGGGCAGGAAAAGAAGGTATTTCCACCCACTAATACCTATACCCAAGTGGTAGGGGCGGAACAGGTACAACAGGTTTTAAACAATATACAACAAAGGCAAGAGCCCGAATATACGCCTACTAATATTCCTACTTATGAAAGTCTGTTAAATATAACAGTTAATAGAAATATTTTTGAGGGCTTAACAAGAGAAACGCCTTTGCATTTTAGAGAGCCTAATGGATATAGACCTATCAATGGAGCTTACTATTCACCTACTGGTAACTTTGTTAAAATTCCTATTGATAGCAGAAGGCGACAAAGCAATTGGTATGCAGAGGCCGTCATTTATCACGAATTTGGACACGCTATTGATGCTCATATAGGAATGAGACAAGACGAAAAGGTAATAGAAGTGATGGACAAACATCGTAATATCTTTGCAGAAAATAGAAATAAGGGATATATAGAGGTTCAAACTATGCTCAATGAAAAATTGAAAGAGGCAAGGATAGCGGGAGACCATAATTTGATGGAACAAATAGGAGCATGTAGCGATACACTGATGTCCTTAAATACTAATTTTGGTTTTGGGCATACAAGGAGCTATTTTAATAGGGCAGGAATGAAAGAAGCAGAATTTATAGCCCATGCCTTTGAGAATACCTTTGCAGGTAATGAGGTTTTTAAAGAGACTATGCCTGTATTGTATGAAGATATGATAAATATGATAAACGAATTTATGCCAAAGTAAGTTCTTTTACAAAAATATCGTCTGAAAAAATGTCCTCTATAGGAATATATACAATCTTTTTATGCTCCTTTTCGGCTTTCTCTAAAAGAGCCAAAAAGCCTTCCTCTTCATTGTGAAGTACGGATTGATTATAAAAAGTCTCTATATCTTGGGCATAGCTATCCTGCTCACTTCCTGAGTAATCACGCCAGCTAAAATATTTGTTTAGTAAATCCATAAGTAAACTATATATTTGGCTACAAAGGTACAAAACAAATTTCAAACAAAAAACAAATCTTTTTAAAACTTTTCTATAGCAAAAAACTAAGCAATGCATAGAAGAATTAATCATTAATCATTGACAATTAACCATTATTGAAATGGACTTTAAAACCTTTTTAAACCACGTTTTAACTGACACTAAAGTTAAGCTTACCGATGCCTTTGACCGCAACTTTGAACGTAAGGGCTTCTTTAATCAAAAGTGGCCTGAAACCAAGATTCCTAATCGCCGTGGTTCCCTGATGATACGTACTGGCACCCTGCGCCGCTCTATCCGTAGTACAATTGAGGGTTCCTCCGTACGATGGACAAGCTCCATACCCTATGCCCAGGTACATAACAATGGAGGCGAGATAGAGGTGACAGCGAAGATGAAACGCTACTTTTGGGCTATGTACTACAAGGTGAGTGGAGCCGCCAAAGGAAGCAAAGGCACTAAAGGAAAAGCCCTATCTGTGGAGGCCGAATACTACAAGGCCCTTGCACTAAAAAAAGTAGGTGACAAGCTCTCTATCCCTAAAAGGCAATTTATAGGGGATCATCCCGAAGTAAAGCGTATGATTGACGAGATTGTTGGCTATAACCTAAATGAAGTATTCAAAAACATAAAACCATGAAAGCACTATTAGAGAAGATACAAGAAAAACTCAGTGAAGTAGAGGGTTTGAAATATATAGACGAAAACTGGGGGCAACTGGATTACTACAGCCCCAATATGCCTGTACAGTACCCTTGTGTATTGATAGATATAGGGCAGGTACAATACAGCAACTTAGGAAAAGACTTAACTAAAAGGCCTGTGCAACGGCAAATAGGGAGCGTGCAGCTTCGACTTACAATAGCTAATATGCGCCTTACCAATACCAGTGGGCAGGCCCCAAGGAGACAGAAAGAAGAAGCGTGGGCGATATGGACTCTGATAGAGCAGATACACCAAAAACTACATGGGTCTGTACTTCTGCCCAATGTAAGCCCCCTTATCCGAGCTTCCCAACAGCGAACCCTACGTGATGATGGACTACAAGAGTATGAAGTATATTATAACTGTGAGGTACAGAATATCTAATTAGTCAATCAATGACTAATCACTTATCTTTAGTTTTTCCTCTATATCAGTATTAAGAATACGGTAGAGTGTTCTACGGGAGACGAAAAATTTAGGATAGATAAACTCACGCCATATCACCGCTATAGGGATATAGCGACAATCATGTTGGTTGAACTCCTCCATGATTGCTCTGTAGCGCAATAGCTGGTTTCGGTGATACCCTTTTCTTTGTTTTTCCATAGTTTTCATAAGGGGCGTGTGTTAGGTTATTTAGCTGCAAAATTAAAAAAACGTCTGCTATTATCCAAATCGGATTTTAGCAGGCGTTGTTAGCTTGGGTCAATGTTTTTTATCTCGCTTTAATAACCTTGCTATCTCTTCATTGTAGCTTTCCGTTCGGCTTTCTTGGTAGCGGAAGTTCTCATGATCTTGACTGCTCTCACTGATTACAACTTCTGTGCGCTCTTGCTCATATTTGCGAAAGATAGTCATTAGCTTTGGCATACTGATACGCTCGTATAGCTCGCCAAACTCACCCGAAACAATCCTCTTGAAGATAAGTGAGAGTTCTGAGAGCTTCAAAAAAGAATAATCTGTGATGATTTGTTCGGCACATAACTTTATCTGTGCCTCTGATAAGGGATTTTTTAGGTTCAACAGCTCATTAAGCTCTATGAGCCATAGGGCAATGTAACTTCTTAAAAATGCTTGCCCTCTGTTCTTTTTAATCTCTACTAAGCTTACTGTCTTACGACTAACAGCATCACTCACTCCCTTGAGTGTTACACTTTTCATAAGACAGTTATTCGGCGAATAGGCCTCTAAGAACTTCTCGTTTGAAATCGTCGCTAACTGTTGGCTTGGCGCGACTATTACCTCGTTTTGCATTTTGTAATATTTTATTGAGTTGGGAATTAATATATTTCAAATCGGTGTTTCGTTGATGGAACTCGTCTAACTTTTGCCAGTTCTGTAGCAAGTACTGCCAAGTGGATAAGGCCTCTGTCTCATCGGCCGAGTTGCTCGTAAGGTAGGTGATGATTTGCTTGAGGGCTTTGCCATCGGCTCCAGTGAATTTGGGAGCAAACCCGAACAATCGGTTATAGAAAGCAAACCACTCATCTAAGAACAAGGCGTATAAGCTCGGCGGATTCGCCTCTTCCTCTCGGTAGGTAACTTTATCGCCCCAATTGCCTTGCCATTCTTCTATAAGGCTTTCTAATGGAGGAATAAGCAAGCCTATTTGTTTGAGATATTCCCTCTCCAAAGTGCCTTTTTTGACTTCCATTTTTTGGAACAGCCCA